GATGGCTTGTGGCTGATACGCTTGACCTTTCGTGGTCTGGAAGCGCTGCGGCAGGCGAATGCCCACCGTCGCGCCGACTTTCGTGCCACTGACTTTAAAATCGTCGCTCAGGCGCTTGCGAATCGCGCCGATAAACTTGATGGAATTGCTCGCGACCCGCAGCACTTCCCGGCCGATCCAGATCGGCGTAATTTTCGTATTCGGCATCGGGCACTATCCCCGACGTCGGCGCGCCAGTTCCTTCTGATTCCAATACAGACGATGGGCTTCATCGTCGGCGTCATCACCGGGAGGCGCGTCCGCGTCCTGTGGGGGCGATCCGCCAAGCGGCTTGACTGGTGGATGCGCGGTACTCGTGGTGGAGGGTGCGGGAACTGAGCCGCCCGGTGCAGTGCCCGCCCGTGATTCGATGTGCGCGAGTTCCCGAATGACCAGATCGGGCTCCAGGCTCGCGAGGCGCTGGACTTCCTGTTCGTTGGACAGGTGCAGCAATAACGCCATGGGTTGATCACTTTTCAGGATCTGTTCCACGAGGAAATTGCCGAAGGTCGGGTGATCGTCAGGTGTCAGACCGCTCAACGGTTTCGTCTGTAGGAGTCGTGGATCGACTTTACTGAGGAAGTCGGGATGATTCTGCAACGCGGTCTGCATTTTCGCGCTAAACGTCTGTGTTCGTTCCGTGAGACTCCGGTGCCGCCGCTCGGTCTCTTCGCGTGTTCGGGTTTGTTCCGCATGACGTGTGTCACGCCATGTATCACGCGCTTCGAGCCAATCTTCGAGTTCCGCGTCAGGATGGGTCTGTAAGTAATCAGCGTATTTTGGGAATTTCTCCGGCGCGCTGGCGGCTGGCGGCGGCGTGGGCGGATGGCCGTTGCCGCGCTTCAGGTCCGCGAGTTCTTGTTCGAGCCGTCGCGCTTGTGTCCGCGCCTCATCGCGCGCCCGCGCCGTTTCTTCTTTCTCCCACGTCAACGCATCAATGCGCTTTTGGAGCTTCTGTCGTTTCGCCGCCAGCGCATGCCCCGCAGCCGATTCGGCGGGCGGTTCCCCGCCGGCGGGCGTCTCATCGGGATCGGTGTCTGGCGGAGGGACTTCGGCGGGCGGCGCCGTGGGCTGCTGTTCGACGCCGAGCGCGGCGCGGAGTTGGTCCGGCGTGTCGGTGAAGGACGACACCTCAACACCGTCGTGCGTCACCGAGTTGAGGTCAGCCATCAGCAGGCGAATTTCTCGTCGCGCACGCGCTGCCGGAGATCAGCCTCACGGGTCGCTCGTGCCTGATCACACGACTCGCGATCCGAGCAATGAAATAATTCGTACAGCACCCCGCGCCCGTGGTTGGTTTCGCAACTCTCCGTGAGCCTGATCGTGCGACCGCAGCGATCACACATGCACAGCGTGTCCGGATGAACATGCACCGACATACAGAAATCCGGCCGATTTTACGCCCCACTGTCAATGGCACCAAGCTCAACGCTTGGGTTTCCACGCTAAGCCGAACAGCGCCCGTCGCGAAATCGGCGTCGGACTGGCGACCACAAGCAATGTGCCGAGCGCAAGCATGGCTGAGACTGGCACGTCTGGATCGTGCGGGCCACGCGCGATAGATGCGGGAACATGACCGACATGAGACTCTGACGGTCGCTCCCACACCATATAGGGTCCACGAGCCAAATCCTTAGCGATCCATTCAGGCGTGATCAGCGTGACTGAGGGCGATGGCAACGGCTTGCCGCTGAGGTTTGCCTGCAGCGATTTCTCGGCGGATGTTACTGGACACGACGGCTTTCGACGCCCCGCGTTTCAGTGGCATGTCTCACCTCTTGCGACGGCCTGGCCCGTCATGGTCCTCATGAACTGGCTGAAGGTCGTATCCCGTCGCAGTCTTCGCCATCACGCGAAACTGTTGAAGCCGACCCGTGGGCTGGTACGTCACCGGATTCACTTCCTCGAACTCCGGCCATGACACAATCTGACCCACTCGATACCCTTCAGGTGGCGGCGGCGGAAGTTTCCACTCTCCCATGTCTCACCTCTCGCTCAGAAGGGCCATTCTAGCCGCTGGGAGACGTTCCTAGCCGCTCCAGCGCCGCAAACGACGCCTTGCCTTGCCCGCGGCACGGCCCCTGCCATTTCCGCACGAGCGCGTCCAGCGCCGCCAGCGTCGCATACAGCGCCGGACTCATCGCCCGATGAGATGCACCAAGCACAACAGAAGCACGGCGACCCATAAAGGGGCACTTGCCGGTGATGCCGTTGACCAGCGTCAGGCCAAACGCGAGCAGCACGAGAATCAGGCTGACTGAAAACATCAAGGCACTGTTCCTAATTGTTGACGCACCCACGCCAGCATCGCGTCATACCGTTCTTCCGGCGTGTACAGCACACGATGGAAGACCGGATCGGCGACATAGCGCGTATCGAATTCGATATCGTTCTGCTCCACGACCTTCCACGCCACGAGCAGCGGCATCCCACATTCCACGCCAATGTGTTCCATCTCGAATTCAGGGTCTGCCTTGGGCGTGATCCCTTGATAGCGCACCAGCGCACCAATCGCACACACATCGCCGGCCACGTCTTGTAGTTCGTGAGCAATTAAGCGAGGCTTCGGCAACGCCAACAACGCCGCTTCGAGTTGGCGAAGCGCACACTGCCCTGTCTGGCCTCGCAGTGAACGGCGACAATTGGCCTGAAATAACGCGAATTGGCCCGGCCAGTCTTCATCATCCGAATAGCCAATCCTCATTCACCAGACTCCCCGCCATTGTCCGACCCCGGCGCTGGCGGCATCGCCGCGATGCCCATCGCATGTTCTCGATCAAGCTGCGCTTGTTGTGCTTCATGCGCATGCTGCTGCGCCAGCGCCATGGTCGCCTGCTGCCGCTCCTGCTCGGTGCGCTGCACGTCCAGCCCGAGCGCCATCGCCTCTTCCTGCGCGTGGGCATCAATCTGCGCCCCTTTGGCGGCGGCATTGATGTGCGCAATCGAAATCTGGGTCGCCGCATGCAAATGTTCAATGGCCAACTTTGCGTCAATGTCCAGCTTTTTCGCGGCTAGCGTCGCCTCGGCCTTCACGCGGTCAGTTTCGATCGCTTTGCCCATCTCCTGCATCTGCTGCCCCATCGCCTGGATCTGCGCCTGCGCCTGCTGGAGCTGCTGCGCGCTATCCTGCTGACCCTCATCATCTTGCAACTGCGGCGGCAGCATGCGCTTCATTCTGGCTTCGGCGGCCTTGTGCCCCGGCCATGACTGGAACCCCAGCCAGATATCGCCCAGAATCTTGAACAGCTCAGGCTCGGCTTCGAACAAGCGTCCTAATTCGGTATTCCCCTCTTCGAGCCGCGACTTGTACCCTTTGCCGATACTGACACTTACCCCATACCGCCCCTTGTTGAGGTCGTAGTGTTTCACGGCATCGGGCGCGCAGCCTGGCGGAAGGATGGGTTGCCCATTCGGACCCATCTGGAGCGCCTGCGGCCGCGAGGTTCCGCGGGGAACATGAAACGGGCAGTTCAAGATCACCGTTTTCCGCTTGCCTTCCATGTCCAAAATCCGCTCCACCCGTCCCGGTCGGTCCAGCACCCGCGGAATCAGGTCCAACACCACTTTCGCTTCATACGTCAGCGAAATCTCCGCTAAGTTGTCCAGCCAGTTCGAGTTCCCGGCTTCATGCTGCTGCTGCAGACTGAGAATCGCCCGGCCCGACTTCGCGCGCGTCGATTCCTGCCCGAGACTCGGCTCATACGCCCCAGTCCCGGCATGGATGAACTCGCGCGCTTGCTGCAACAGCAACATCGACGGGCCGAGGCGGCTGGTATCCGCCTGGATGCGATGAATGTCGCCAAACGCTTGGCCGCTCGGACTGAATTTGTGCCGGGGCAAATAGGGGAAATTGCGGACGTTGGCGAGTTCCCACCACGCGTCGAACCCTTCAATCTCAGCGGGGTCCACGTCAAACGGCGCCTTCGGCCCGAGCGCCGCGATCTCGACAGCACTGCTCGCCGCGTAATCGAACAGCCGGGCCGCGTCTTTGTTCGGGCCAATCATGCCGACGAAGCGCCGCTCGGCATCGAACGGAATCAACTCGCGGCCGATGACGGGAATCAGCGGAATGTATTGCCCGTTCCAGGGTTGCTCCGGCTCGAGCTCCTCGACCGCGTTGATCGTGCTGACGAACACGCGCCGTTCATCCGGTAATCCCTTACGCGGCGTCAGGTCCACGCGCCAGTAGCGGGCGACGAGCACGGCGCGCGATTCCTTATCCGCGCGAATCCAGTCCGGCGTGACCGTGGCTTCCGCCAGTAAATCGTCTTCTTCGTAGCCACTCAATTTGGAATTCGGATATTTGTCGATGTAGCGCTGCCACGGCATCCAGACCGGCTCGAAGGCCCAGAGCCCATCCGATTTGTCAGATTCAACGGCCAGCGGGTCAAAAATGACCGCCTCCTGATACAGCACGCGCTCGATGACGATTTTCTGGTCGCCCGGTACCGCCGCGTGTTCGTCATAGACGGTATTGACCCGATACACGCCACGTCCGCAGAGCACGGCGCGTGTGAAGGCCCACGTGCGCGCGAGATTTGCACGACTATCCGTCACGATGGCGCGATACAAACCCTGGAGGGTTTCTGCGGTGTTGTCGTCCGCATCTTCCGTGAGCGCGTGGATTTGTGGCTCAAGGTTGGCCGCGCGCTCTTGATTGAGGACTAATTGGATCGGCTGGTCGAGCGTTGGGATCGCCAACATCGGACGACTCGGCAACCGGAGCGTGACGCCGTGGCTGCTGACGGTCTGTTCTTGTCGTTGGCTTTTGGCCCCCGCCGTCCAATGGTGCTCGGTGGACTGAAACGCTAAATCATCCACCTCCCGTTCTTTTTGCTTTTTGACCGCATCGATCCCGACGCGAAACCGGTCCAGCGCTTGTTGTAGCCGCTTCGGTCGATCAGAGAAGTCTTCAGCCATCACATTGGCTCAGCATCATTCGCCGCCTGTAAGTTTCGGATGGCGCATTGATGACGCGATTCCCAAGCGTGCGAGGAATCGGCATGCGCTAATTCATCGGCTGATAGGTCGCCGCCCGCATTCCATGATTGCCCATCCGAACGAATCAAGACGAACACCAGCCGAAATGTACCCTTCGGCGGAACATCGGCCCGAAGAAAACATTCATCCCAATTCGCAACCATCAGCGCAGGTTCCTCAGCGTGGCCGCGAAGAAGATCAGCAACTCGCTGTGCGGGATCGCATCCTCCTGCCACGCGGGATCGCTGTGCCCCAGATCCTGCGCGTCGGCCGCCAGCCGATACGTCTGCGCCTCCTCGATGGCGAGTCGCGCGGCGGCGGCATCGCCCGGCACGCGTCGTCCCTGCTCGACACGTGGCAGAGACGTACGATAGCGATCATGGGCCCGGCGCGACAGGCTGAGCAGTTCGGCGACGGTCGCCGTGTGAAACTCAGGACTCGGCATTGACGTCCGGATACCACGCGCGAGCGATGTGTCGCGCCAACTCCAAGGGAATCTTGGCGATGTGCGCGGAGGCGGATGCTCGTGCTCGACTGCCTTTGCCGTGCAACCTCCCTGGTGAAATCGTGCCGGTGGCCTTCATGTCCGCGTAACTCCCGAACCAATCGCCGGACACCTTCACGCCACACTCGTTCGGATTCGTCAGGTGCCTCGTATGCGCGTGACCGTCGCGGATGTTCAGATGCCCTGTGGTCTTTCGTCCGTCTGGGTTCTGGCCGTGTCCGCTGGTCGTGTTGTGCGCGACGTTGAACCATGAGCCGCCGTCGTTCTTCGTCATTCGCAGATTTCTCTCGGCATGGCCGTTGAACGCCAAGCCGGGGACGTGTTTCGGGTGGTCGGGCGGATACCATCCTGCGCCCATCGTCGGTACCTTCACGTGTTTCCTGACAATCGGCATCAGGGCCGGCACGTCGCCCCAGAGGTAGAAGCTTCCGTAGTGCCAGCGCGCGCGCCCGACCCATTTCTGCGCCCCGCAGACGTTCTCCACAACCATCGGAATCGGCCAGCCGGCCGCGTCTTCGGCCTCACGTTGAATCCGAAAGCACGCCTCAAAGAACGCGTTGTCCGGGGGAGGCAATGCCTTCGCTTTCTTCCACGGCATCGCGCGGTAGCTGTAGGCTTGGCACGGCGGCGACGCGACGATCAGCGCAGCGTCCTTGAACTGCGAGCCATGCAACGTCAACACGTCCTGAATAACCAACTGTGCGGGATACTGCGATTCCCCGTACCTGTGCCTCGTGATGTCGAACCCAACGACTTGATAGCCTTCCGCTAGGAGCCCTTCGGTCCACCCACCGAGTCCACAAAACAGGTCAATCGCTAATGGAGCCATTCCTCTGATCTCAGGACTCGGTATCCTGCCGCTCGAACGTAATTTCGTACTCCCGCGCGCCGCTGGTCGTGTCCGGGCACGCGTGCGTCAGGGCGTCCAGGTCCACCATGCTCGCCCCCGTCGCCACGATCGCCCGACAGGTCAGACACCGCACGGTATACGTGGCCGGCGTCGCCGATCGGATCACGCCGTGAAACGCCGTCGTCGTCACCGTCATCATGAGTCAGATATCCAGTGCGTTCACGAGTGCCTTGACCTCAGTAAAGCCACGAATCGGTTCATCATTCCAAAAAAGCACCGACTCGTATCCGACTGCCTGCAACAGCCGATCATATGCATCGGTCGGATCACGCCCGTAACAGCGGCGGAGCGCACCGATGACACACCACGCGGTTGCATCAGATGCGTCTGGGGCCACGCGAATCCCCTGCGCGTTTCTCGCAAGGGCGCCGCGCGTCCATTTCGTCTCATCACTGAGCAGTTCGCGCACTTTCATCGGCGCATCCTACTACGAGGACATCCAGCTCCCCGGCCCGCTCGGCATCGCCGCCCGCGACGCGCTCAGCCCTCGCGGCACCCGCACCGGCATCGCAAACGTCAGCGCCAATGCATCCCCATCATCAGGACTCGCCAGCCCCCGCTTCTGCATCGACTCTTTCGGCTCCAGCACGAGTTGATTCTTTTTGTTCAGATGATAGCCCGGCCCCGCCAAGTCCGCCGCCAGCCCATGATCATGCTGATCAATCGCCCCCTTCGGCAACCACTCTTTCAGCGACCGCCACATAAAGGCTCGGAGATTCGCTTCGTGCGGGTCGGCGCTCGCGCCCCCGAAACTCACCTCATGGACCATCGTAAACCCCATCTGCCGTAAGCGCACGGCAATCGGTGCTCCGAACGCGGAGTCAATGAACATCGCCGCCGGGTGATGCTCTTCAAGCGCGGCCACGAGACGAGCAACCACAAGTTGGCGCTCATGCGCAATCGTTTGTTCCCCGCTAATCCGAATCGGTTTGATGCTGCGTGCGTCGGCCCCTTGACGGAATCGGCACACCGTCCACGCGGCGCCGCCGCCGCTTACATCGACGCCAGCAATCAACGGCTCCGAGCCGAGCACATACGGCACGTTCGTCTGAGCCTGATGAATGCGTGCGGCATCGATGAACTGGAGTTCTGAGGCGTTGGGCGGCAAGCCGCGGACGCGCACGCGGAAGAAATCAGAATCCTCGCCGTAATCCTCGAGCCATTCCGCGATGAGATCCTTGTTCGCGAACTTCGTGGTACGCGAATCAATCACGCGCACCGTGTAGCGGCTGCGTGCACTCCCGAACGCCGCTCGATGAAACGCCCCCGTATTGCGTGTCGGGTTCCCGAACAAAAATTGCATCGCCTCGCCGTCCGTGAGGCCCCCTTCTTCGACTTCGTGAATCTTATCCGGCACAGCCGAGTCTTCGTCGTTGAAGTAGAACGAGGTCGAATTCTTCGCATGCTGTCCGGCAAACGCTTCAGAGTTCTCTTCCGCGCAGCTCGCTGGCGAACAGGCCCATGATTCCCGATACCCTTTGCGATACATGATGTTCGCGTTGATCTCGAACCAATGCGCCGTCAGACAGAGCTTCGTCCATTCGCGCACAGCCGCCCACGTCTTTTTTTCGAGTTGGTCGTTCGTGTTGGCGGTCACCGTCCCGCGGCAATGCGGCCGGGTGGACATGATCCAATCGATTAACCACGCAATGAGAGTCGAGCCGCCCACGCCGTGGCCTTTCGAGATGGCAAAACGGAGCGGCAGCACGGGGTCATGACCGTTGAAGCGACGTTCACGAACTTGCCGGCCAATCTCTTCAAGGACTTCACGCTGCCACGCATCGGGTCCGGGCTCGTCATGGATGGGCCAGTCGTACATCACGCGCACGAAACGCAGCGGGTCGCCATAACACGCGGCGACTTCTGTCGCGATTTGTTCGTCCACGCTCGGCGCGTTACTCGGACTCGGCATTACGTTGACGCCCGCGCAGTAATCGGTCCAGCAGCGTGACCTCAAGCTGTCCTGAGTGGGTCACGTCGACAATTTCAGTCGGCTTGTCGAAGGTGCGATTGAGGATATCCACCATCGCATTCACATTCGGATCTTTCGTGAACACGTAGTAGCTCGTTTTGTCGCCACTGTTCAGCGCCGCGAGAATCTTCTCGGGATCGTCGCTGCGTTCAAACGTGCCATCGTCGCGACGAAGGAACATGTGCCCGACGCCACAGGCGTTGACGATGTGACGTTCGCTGAGTAGGGGAACGAACTGCATGAAGCGCAACCGCAACGCTTCGCGAGCCGCTTCTTTATCGAGGGTTTTCTGCCATTTCCAGTGTCGGCCTTTGGTTCCTGGCGGAGGAACACCGCGGTAACCGCCTCCGGGCATACCTTAATCTCTCACGAATTGTCAGGATTATGGCGCATACAGCGTATCGCGGACGACGATGCCGAGGACGGAGAACGCTTCACCCAGGCTGCGAACGACCGGCCACGGGGCACCTTCCTGCCAGACGGTGAGGGTGCCGCGGGCGGATTTGACTTCGAGGGGGATGAAGCGACCGCGGAAGAAACAGAGGAGGTCGGGAAGGCCGGCACCGTGGAGCTGCCAGACCTGGACGCCGGCAGAGGTCAAAGCGGCGACCAGTTCAGGTTCAAGGGTGTCGCGACGTTTGCCTGCGCCGCCTCTACGAAAAC